TCAATCGTGAATCACGCCATAACCGTCACGCACGAACGGCGCAAACGCGTCGACACGCGGCGAACCCGGCTGATGACGAATCGAACGATCCGTGCCAAGACGCTTCTGCGCACGAAGCTGCGGAACCTCGCTCAAATCGTATGGCGTGGTCTGATACACCCAATTCAGCCAATTGCGCCACAGGAGATTGGCATGGGCGCGCCACGCGAACACCGGCTCCAACTGCGGATCATCATGCGGGAAATAGTTTTCGGGGAACGGCACATTCGTCATGCCCTTCTTCATATCACGCTCATACTCCTCGGCCAAGGTGTACTTGCCGTACTCCCAATGGCCAAGCGCGAACACTTCCGAAAAATCACGGGTGGCGATCAGCCCAGGACCGGACTTCGGACCCCACGTGAGCACCTGCAACTCCGGATTGCGCGCGATATCACCCTCGTCCACCCCCGCAAGGCGAGAATGCGGCTGCAGGCAAATCTCATCGAAGCCGTTCGTCAAAAAGCAGTATTCATCCTGCAAATACTGCGGAAACACGCCAAAAATCTTCTCTGGCAAATTCTCTTTACGCACGTTATAGCGATAATTGAGCGCACCCATCGCGCCCCAGCACAAATACATAGTGGAGAACACATGCGCGGAAGCCCAGTCAAGAATCTGCTTGAACTCATCCCAATAATCGACCTGTTCGAAATCAAGATGCTCAACAGGGGCACCCGTCACCACGAAGCCGTCGTAATAGTTGTCTTGGAACGCCTCAATGGTCTCATAGAACTTCACCAGATGGTCGGCGCTCACATGCGTACCCTCGTGCGTGGAGGTCTTCATGAAATCGATCTCCACCTGCAGCGGACTTTTCGAGATCAAACGCAGCAGCTGCGTTTCCGTCTCGATTTTCTTCGGCATGAGATTTAAGATCACCAGCTTGAGCGGACGCACGCGCTGGCGCTCCGCTTCAGGCTTTTCAAGCGCGAAAATACGCTCGGAGTCGAGAATGTCTCTGGCCGGAAGGCCGCTGGGGATCTTGATAGGCATGCTTCTATTATGGTGCGGGCTCGGATATGGCGCACTTCCCTGCCCCCACGATCAGCCGAAACCGTTATAGGAAAAATGAATAACGCGCTATTTGCAACGCGGTTTTGCATGGCCGGACTGATGCGACACGCCGATTTGACATATTTGGAAGTAATCGTAAAGTTAATAGAGCTGTCTTAAAGACAAGCCGACGCGGGGTGGAGCAGCTCGGTAGCTCGCTGGGCTCATAACCCAGAGGTCCATGGTTCAAATCCATGCCCCGCTACCAATGCCTCGGGCTTCACATGAAAGAAGTCCGAGGCTTTTTCTATATCTTCAAGGCTCCATGCCACTCGCCTAGTCATCTTCTGTGAAATCGAAGACCTATCGACGCCAAGAGCGTTCGCCAGATCCTTTTGCTTGACATTGCGAAGAGTCATGGCCACTTTCATATTTCGCGTGACTATATCCTGCAAACTGACAGATTCGGCCTGAGCTGCGACCTTAGGGCTGATTGTTGCTATTGTCATAGCACATAAGTTTAGCGAAACTAACAAAAAGATAGAATGCGACACGCCGGACGAGCAGATCTAACTATATTCGTGGTTAGATGTGAGTGTGACAAACATTTTAGTAGATTCACCCACCGTAGGTGAAAAGGTCAAACGCCTTATGGGGCTCAATGGCCTGACACAGGCAGAAGTCGCTGAAACATTGCACTGCTCACGGTCCACGGTCTCGCAGAAATGCACTGGCCGAATCGCTTTCAGCGTGAATGAGATAAACGAGCTTGCCGAACTCTTGCACGTCAGCGCCGATGTGCTCCTTGGGCGAGCTCCATTGGAGGTGAAGTAATGGATTGGCACCTTGTTTTGTCTATTACGGCTCTGGTTTTTTCCATTCTGGTTTCGATTTACGTGTCACGGTGATTCAGATGGTTGGTTGCGGTGATTTTCTGGCGTCTTCGGGATTGTGGTGGAACCTTCGGTGTGCGCACCATGTGCGGAATCGTTCAGCCAATCTGTGCGATGCCTTCCAGTCCTTTTCCTCCCACCATTTGTCGGCGAGTTCCGAAGTGAGTGGTATCTCTTCGTATCCACAGCGGCGCAGTCTTGTGGGTGATTTGGTCCAGTGGATGCAGATCCTAGCATCCTCGGGCATGTCATCCGCGCCATCGGGCAACCAGATGGCTATTTTCACGTCGTCACCGTCTTCGTTGGACATGCGAGGGACCATCGTCCGCTCGCCAATTTTCCAGCTACCGTTTGGGAGTTTTTCCCATGCATATGCGCGAATTATGCAGTTGTGTCCGAACACGCGGACATCGAAAGCGTCCCCATCGCCGTCATTGGCAATCATGGCCTTCCTGACTGGCAAGCGGCCGTGTTCGTCGGTCAGTGGTGGCGTCGCGTTGCGCAGGCGAGTGACGATGTACGAGTTCATCCATGACGCCTCTGGTCTATGCCGAACCGTTCTACCGAAAGTTATGGCCGTCCAGAATAGCGAGATGGCGGCGATGATGTCGCTGAAGTTCAGGTGCATATATTCTTCCTTCCTTCGTTGTTTGAAAGGTTTGGTTTGTGCGATTACAAGCCTATCGCTGCGGAGGAAGGAGCCTAACCGTCCATCCATGAATCAAGGAGCAGTGAAATGAGCGTTTTCAATCCGGAATGCACCAGCAATTACTTCCATGTGCAGGACATCGACCCGTCGGAATGCGCCGGCGGCAATCCCTACCGCTTCGCCTGCCGCATCAAGGTGGCCGGAAGCACGTTCGGGTTCGATGGCTTGGACATGGGCGACCTTCAGGCGATGAAGGGCGCGATCAACAAGGCGATGACGCACGCGAGGCGAGCTCGCCGTGAATGGGAAGGAGCCCAGGAATGAGCGTCACAGTCAAGCGAGTGGACGGCAAACGGCATTGCTTCTTCGAGCTGATCGTCGAGACGGAGGACGGCATGACGGTGCGCGTCCCGTTCAACGGCGTCGAGCTTGAGGACTTGGAAAGGCAGATAGCGCGATGCTTCGAGCAGTGAAACGTTTCATCAAGATCGTTCTTCTGGTTCTGCTCAGCCCCTTCGTGTTGTTCATGTTGGGGCTGGTGCTCTCGATCGTCCGTCTTGGTGATTTCCTCACCGACGACGACTGACAAAACTTAACGGCATATGGGGCGTATGGCGTACCCCTGCCACCGCTGAGCCGGGTTAGCGACCGGCAACGCCAGGCGCGTGGCTATCGCGCCATTTGCGAGACGAAATTTAGCTCCCGACCCTCTCAGGCCGTCGATTAAGGCGGAATCGGGCGACCATAGGCGGCTTCGGCCGTGGCCTGATTGGGGACCATTCCCGGCGGCTTCGGCCGCTCTTGTTATCGACGGCGCGGCTCCGACCGAAACGTTGTGCGAGACCTTTGGAATCTGTTGACGGCTCGGCCGGGGAATCTCGGCCGAGCGTTTTCATCAGCAGATTCTAGGTCTTGACCTCTCAAGCGCTCACCAACCGAAAGCTACGAATGAATGGAGATTGAGAAATGAGCAGGGCAACGTTCCCCGACAAGTTGAGGATGCAGATGCGGATGGCTCTCCCGATGATCGATAAGAACATCAGGTGCAAGGCCAACACCTCGCGGCAGTCTTTGATGCAGGCGTCCGGATTGAACGACAACCAGCTACAGGCCGCTCTAAGAATGGCCTACGGGGAGAAGGGCGTGCCGAGTCCCGTCTACCGCTCACCCACCGCAGGCAAGATGTACGATTCCGAGTCGCTGCTCCGGGTGCTGGCGAAATGGTGCGGGATGTGGGCCTATGTCATCGAGGATTGAACCATCTCTGCACGAGGTGCTGAACTATCCGGACGAATCACGCAGGATGCTCATGCAGGGCTTCGCCGACAAGGTTGACCGGATCGCAAGCAACAACCGGCGCACCGACATCGAACTGTTCCAGGTCTGCCGGGCGCTCAACGAGCCGAACGTGCCCACCCTGCTCAGTCTTCGTGAGAAAGGCTTGCCGGCATACAAGGCCGGAGAATGGCGCATCGACTGCCGCAGCTTTCGCAAATGGGCCACGACGTACACGCCATACCACCCGAACCGCAAACCGCAAGCCATCTATAAAGAGGAGCAGCTGTTTTGAAACCGCAGATCCGCATATCGCTCGCCGTCGAGGACCACGACCGGCCACAGCCCGGCGACGTGGAGATAGGCCAGAGCATCATCAACCCGGACGGGCCGAGCATGATCTGGCACGACATCTCGAAGGCCGACTGGCCGCTGCTCGCCGCGAAACTGGAACAGATCGCGCTTCTGCTCAGGGAGAAGGCGAGATCGTGACGTGCATCAGGATGTTGAGCACTGCTGAGGCGTCTGAACGGTTGGGCGTCAGTCAGCGCACGCTGATCCGGTGGCGGCAGTCGGTCCCGATCATCGGCCCTCCGCCCCTCCGTATCGC